TCTGGGCTTGCTGCTCAAGCGAAGAACCTTGGCGAGCCATCTGCGCGGTTTGCGCAGCGATCTGCCCACGCATCGCGTCAGAGTCTTTGACCTGCTGGGCCAGCAACTCTCGCTGCTGTCGCTCTGCGTCCTTGCGCGACTTGCGAGCCTCGCTGGCTTGGTAGCCACCCGTCAACAAAATAGCACCTGCAATCCAAAGCGGCATAGTTAACCTCCAATCAAAACTTCATCAATTTGATCTTCATCGACAACGTCAGTTGCATGGATGCAAAACCAAACCACATCTGTAATTGCCACGATCTCATGGTGCTTGTTGGCCGCAACGGTCAAACAAGCAGGCGCGTGATATTCGTTTTTCACGCCGTCAACCTCAACAGTTACAGACCCCTCTGACAAGATGCTGAGATGGTCATACTTGTGCGCATGACTCACAGCAAAATGCCCGGCTGGGATCTTCATCTGGCGCGCATAAACGCCAGAGCTGAAGTGGTGAACAATTCCAAGATCAATGTCAATACTCATGCTGGCAATTCTATTGGTGATTGGCCACAGGTCAACAAGGCGATTCCACAGTGATATCAGCCAAAGATGTCAAAGTCGGTGTTGGCCATGGTTTGCGTCTGCGGCTTGCCGCCCAGCTGGTGGCCACGGGTCATGCGGTTGTACTCGCCGCCGCCCAGCATCAGGTAGCCGAACGAGTCGCCGATGTGCGAGTGTTCGTTCTTGTTGGGCGCGTCCCGAAAGCGCTCCTGGCCAGCGCCGACCGCCACGCGCTTGAAGTGGTAGCCACCACCCAGCGCTTTGCGCAGCAGCTTGCACTCGCGGTTCACCAGCAAACCAGGCTTGCCCTGAATCAGGCGCTGCATCGGGGCGGCTGATGCCTCGCGGCGCACCTTGAAGTCGTTGGACGCTGTCGGCTGCGCCCGCAGTCCCAATGTTCGCAGGAATTCAAAGCTGGTCACCTCGTAGATCGCGTCCCGAGCCTGGCCAGCGGGGTCGCCCCACAGCAAAACCTGGTGGTTTGGGTACAGCGCATTGAGATCTGCCAGCAGCTGCAGGCCAAAACGCTCCAGACCCATGTCAAAAGTGACGATTTCCTTGTGAATCACCCACTGGCCGTTGGGCAAACGCTGGCCAATGGTCGCCGCTGGGGTCAAACCGAAGTCCAGGCCCACCTGAATGGGCACCGATGGGTCAACCACGGTGTCGCCAGACATGGTCGAGTCCTGATATTCGGGCCAGACGGGTCTGCCTTCCTGGACGTAGGTGTATTCGCCCCCGGCGTAGCAGCGAATCCAGTCCAAATTCTTGCCCAAAAGCATTTGCGGGTAGTAGCCCGGCGGCAGGTTTGACAGGTTCTCGGCCTTGGGGTTGATCTTCCACCACTTGCCAGCCGAGAAGATGTGGTCGTTGGCCTCGGGCATGTCTGGCAGGTCTTCAGAGTCAACGGCCACCACGCCGCCCGGCTGCTTCCAGAACTTCCAGGCGTATGGCCCGGTCATTTTTTCCTTCTCGGCCATCTTGAACCACCAGTGATCGTCGTCCATCGGGTTGGTGTCCATCAGGATGCCGTGCCAGGTCGCGCCGCCGTCACGCTTGGTGGGGTATCGGCCAACACGGTGGGTCAGGCCGTCGATCACCGCCTTGGGCAGTTCGCGGGCCTCGTTCACCCAGGCCCCGGTCAACTCCAAAGACAGCAGCTTGCGCACGTCCTTGGGCTGGTCAAGGGCCAAGAAGATCACTTCCATGTCGATCCCAGCCGCTCCCTCACGCGCAGGCAGGCGAATGTGGTGCGTGATCGGCGGCGTCCACAGCATCGGGCCGAACGTGGACTCGGGGAACAGATCCAGCCAGGTCTTGATCGTCGTGGTCTTCAGCATGGGGTAGCTGTTTCGCACGATGGCCCAGCGGCTGTACTTGATGCCGTCAATGGGTGATGGCTTTTGCTCCACCGCCTTCTTGAAGATCTTGGACGCGCAGGCGTAGGACTTGCCCGAACCCACTGGCCCCATCAGGCCCTGCACAAAGGCGTTGTTTTGGAAGTAGTCGAACACCACGGGGCTGGTGCTGAAGTCCAAGTTGATGCCAGTCGATGGGATGGCCTTCTGGCTCTGTTCTTTGGTCTTTGACATGTCAGTCCTCTGGTGGGCCGTCAAAACCGACCCGGTGTTCTTCTGCAATCTTCTCGCGCCCGAGCAGGGCCATCTCGTTCAGGTAGCGCTTGCCAGCCGCCAAAGCCTCAATTTCGATGTACCACTGGTCGGTGCGCAGCCGGGTGCCAGACCCCTCCAGCGCCGTCACCAGCTGACGGATGATGTGTTCAGGGTTCAGAGTCATTGCAGTCGGTCTTTCAGTTCAAACTCGATCAGCTTGTCCATGCGGCTGATCTCTTTCATGTACTCGATGGCCTGCTTGCCCTCGTTCACGCCAGCCGCCACCAGTGCAGCCGCCTGAATGAAGCGCAAGTCCATCAGCATCGTCTTGAGCTTGCGCAGGTCGCTTGATGTTAGGTGCTTTGTCATTGGTCTCCATCCATTTCCACAATGTCGCCCACGCCAGAGCGCGGCGGGGCCTTCACGTTGATGCCGATCACCGATGGCTTGTCCGACTCCTCCGGGTTGTCCAACAGACCGCTGGCCTTGGCCAAGATCCGCAACACCCCCACCTTATCGTACAACTCGATCTCCAGCGTCGAGTTCCCATCCCGGTCAGACTTGACCCGGATGTTCTTGATCGCCGTCAGCGCATGCTCTGGGATCTGGTGCGAAGGCTTGACCTTCACATTCCCAGCCTCGTCCCAGGTCATGATGTCAGTGATCTTCGTGTTCGCCATGCACAGCAGCGCATAGCTCACCGCTTCCCGGTTGCCAGACAGGGTCGCGGAGCGCTCCAGACGCCGCTCAATCGAGCGCGTCCCACCCCAGCCAGCCACGCTGGGGATCTGGGTCGGTTGCTTACGGCTTGCCATCTCTCGCCTTCAGCATGGCGCCAGCAATTTCATAAGCCTCGTCAGCCAATATGCCAGCAAATTCAAACCAGCCTTTGTCCTCGCCTTCAGCCTGATAGTGCTGGTCAAGAATCAGCGACTGCATCGCCTTGGCCGCGAAGTAGTCGCGCATGGTCAGGCCTTTCTGCCCGTGTTCTGGGTATGGAAACGCTGGCTCGTCTGCGTCTGTGATTCTCATATCGGCCCCCATCAGAACGGGATGTCCGAGTCGTCAGCCACAAACGCATTAGCCTTCTGCTGGCTGTGCTGAGTCATCGGCTGGCCACCGCCACCACCCTGCTGCACCAGGTCACCAATGGACAGACTCAGCCAAGGGTCACCCGCAGTCGTCTGCTTCTTCCAGCCCGAGATCCAACGCACCTCCCCATTGGGCAGCATCACCTTGCCCTTGAGGTCAGGATGCGTCTCCTTCTCCTTGCGATCATTCTTGAACAGCGAGCCGCTGCTAGGTTTCATCTCGTATGCCATTTCAGTTCCTTTCGATTGGCAGTTTACAAAGTCCACAAAATTGTGGGGAAAAATTGAGGGAAGTCCCCCTCTACGCTACGGTGGGGTGGGGGGGGGAAAGGTGCCTTTTAACGCGCCTGTCAACGCGCCCGGTATCGCCCAGGCGACGTGCTGGCGCGTATAGGTTGGCCTCGGCTTCCCATGGACACGTCACGACCCCCCCTGCCTTCTGGACACACGACACACCCCCACCACCCCCTTGTACAAAACCCACACGTTCGTCTGGGATCTGTACACAACCAACAGGAGCCTCTACAAGCGCCTGAATGGGTGAGTGGCTACCCTTGCCTACACCACCACCTGATCGTGGCTTGTAGGTGGGTTCTGATGCGCGGATGAGGCATTGGCTCATCGGGTATCCCGGTGCATTTGAGCAATGGCCTGGGCCATCACCGATCCGCTGGGCTTGATCCCCTCGGCTGCGAACATGGGCTCGATCAACTCCTCGGCCTCGCGCACCTGTTCGACTGTCATACCGTTGTCGATCAACTCTTTGACTTGTTGGTTGTTCATAACTGTATTTAGATTATTAAAAGAGTTCTTATCCTTAATGACCTTAATACTCTCCTTAATGTGTTCTTCGGAGTTATGTACAACCTCCGGGTTGTGATTGGGTTGTAATTGGACAGCCTCCTCATTCACAACCTGGGAGTTGTGATTGGCAGGTAGGTTATCCACTGACTTATTCACAGTCTTGGACTGTCTGGCTTTGGCCTTGGCCATCGCCTCTTTGACTTCTCTGACTGCTCTGGTGTCGCCTGTCTTGGGCATGGTTCTCTCCTTGTGGGTTGGTTGCTTGAGCGCCTTGGCGATCATCTGTGCGATGCGCCGCTGGCCCTCTGGGTCTGGTGTCATGTCTTGCATGGCTTGCTTCTCCTGTTCCTCTCTGATGGCTGGTGATCGGGTGTCCTCCTTGTTGCTGGTCATGGTGATGACCTGTTCGGCTGTGAGTGATGGGTCGAAGATCACGCGCAGGGTGTCGGTGCGTTCGCCCTTGAACCCACGGCGCACGATCTCCAGGTAGCCCAACTCCTTCAGCTGCTTGAACTGCTTGGCCACGGCCTGCTGGCTGATGCCAAGTTCGGTGGCCAGCCTGGTCTGGCTCACCCAAGTGATGCCTGCCCGGTTGCAGTAGGCACAGAGCGCGGCCAGAGCCTGCAGAGCGCCATGGGTCATGCGCCGATCAAAGACGGCACGGATGGGCAGCACGCAGACCTTGCGCTGGTCTGGCGGTGCGTCCTTCTCTTTGATGCGCGGCTTCTTCGGCAGCGCAAAGGCAACGGGTTCAGACATGGCGTTCATGCTTGGCAATCGCCTTCATGTGATCACGCACCCGCTGCTCGGCACCAGGGCCGAACCACTTGTCAGAGATGGCCAGGTGCCTGTCCACCAGCGCCTTGTCCTTGGTGACCAGCCAGGTGGTCAGCAGTTCACGGGCACGGGCACGCTCCATGTGGTCGCGCTCTGCGCTGGGCCTGCCTGTTGGCTTGCCCACGGGGATGAATGGACGCTTCACGCCGCCACCTTGTCGTTGATCACACGGGCGCGGCCAGTGCGGATGATGTGCTTGGACAGGGTGATGGCCTTCTGCAGTTCGTCCACGGTGCAGGCGTCCAGCTGGGCGTCATGGATCTCCATGGCCAGGTTAATGGCGGTCAGCTCTGGCCCGGTGAACAGGAAGCGGCCACTGGCCACACCGCGCTGCGCCATGGAGAAGAGGGCGTCTTGCGCGGCCTTGATCTCCTCGCGCCAGTCAGAGCCGAGTTCGTCGCGGATCATGGCCAGCGCCTCGGTCATGTTCAGCGCCACAATCATGATGTCCATGTGGCCCTTGTTGCCCCGGCCCTTGGTGATCTCCTCCAGCGAGGCGTGGTTCTTCATGCGCAGGGTCATGGTCTCGGCATGCTCACGCACGGGCGCGAACCCGGTCTTGATGTAGGCCATGCAGTCCAGTCGGACTGGCTTGGGTCGGTAAGCGGATCTTTTTCTCATAGCAGTGCGTCTCCAAGGTCTGCAGGGTAGGGGGCTGGCTTTGGCTGGGGCTTGTTCCAGCCTGGTGGCATCAAGCGCTTGCCGTTCTTGTCGTATTGGGGGAAGGGCCAGTGCGGGTTGAAGGGCTTGGTCATGGCGCGATCCACATGGCCACCATCACGCCAAAGCCTATGAAGCTGGCGGTGATCAACACGTAAACAATGACCTTCTGAATCTGCTCCCAGTCCACGGGTTTCTCCTCTTTGATGACTTGATGGCGCAGCGGCTCCAGCAGCTGGTCGTCGCGGCGCAGCATGTTGATGATTTGTTTGATCATGTCCCCATCTCCCACAAAACAATGACGGTTGCGGCAAACACCATCCCCGCAAACCAGCCCAGCACCAACGCAGCCCAAGGCTTGAGCGACCTGCGCCATGCGCTTGGTGGCAGCGCGGCAGCTGCGTGGTAACGGCGACCGATCTTGCCGGGCGTGAGGCCGAACACCTCTGCTTCGACTTCTTCTCTCAAAGTTTTCATGTCTTGCCTTTCTTTTGCGTCCTGCGCGTCCAGCAGACGACACACACCCAGCGGGTCGGACTCATATCGATGCCACCCTCGGGCGGCTGTTCCTTTTCGCAGCGCGAACAGGTCTTGTACTTCTGGCTGTGGATGGCCGAGCCGGGCAGCTTCAGCTGGTGCTTGGTGAAGCTCATGCCAGCACCTCATGCACATAGACCTCGACGCGAGGGTCGAAGCTGTAGCGCTTCTCAGCCACCAGGCGCACCACCTGCTTGTCGTCCAGGTAGATCACGCCGTTGAGCGCGTCCAGCACGGCCTTGGCCACGTTGTCCAGGTCTGGCCTGCCGGGGATGACATCGCCTGCCAGCGCGGCCTGCTGCTTCTTTTTCGACCAGCTGGCCGGGATCGGGTGGTGGGCGATCACGCGCAGGCTGATGGGCGTGGCCAGCACGGGCCAGTCACCTTTGGCGATCTCACCCAGGCGGGCGATCTCTGCCTCGTACAGTCGGGTGGGCGCTGGGGTGTACATGCGCACGAAGCCACCCCGGCTGCTGGCCTTGGGCCTGCCCTTGCCGTGCGGGTCGCCGGGCACCACAAAGTAGATCGCGGCGCTCACAGCTGGCCCGCTTTCTTCATGTCGTCCAAGAACTCCTCGATCTGAGGGCAGGGAATGTCGCGCCAGCAAGCGCCGTCACCCGTCATGAACAGGGCCTCGTTGAGAACCTCGCCGGGGATGGGCTGGCCTTCCTTGACCTTGTCCAGCAGCTGCTGTGCGTCCTGGTGGGTCATGGCTGCTTCACTCCCGACAGAAAGCGCTGCAGGCGCGGCGTCAGTTCGCCGTACCTGGGCTGCAGCTGCGCACGCACAGCCTCGTCGATCAGTGAAGAGATGCTGCGGCGCTGATCCTCTGCAGCCTTGTCGAGCAAGGCGCGAGTGTCAGGTCGCAAGCGCGTGAGGAAGGGTTTGAGTTGTTTGTCCATGCCTGAAAGTATAGCGTGGCGATATTGGACAGGATGCCCCGCTCAATGTTTTTTCATGGGACTAGGGTAAACACCTATCCTTGGCGTCCATTTTGGGACTTGTACACGATATCGGTTTTGTGTTTACAATGTTCACATGTTCAACGGGCAGATGACGCCCACAGGAGTTCAACATGTCCACCAAGTTTATTGCTTACTTTCGGGTTTCCACCGACAAGCAGGGCCAGTCTGGCCTTGGCCTTGAGGCCCAGCAGGCCGCTGTCCATCACTACGCTGACGGCATCGTCCACAGCTTTACCGAGATCGAGTCTGGCGCAGACAACGAGCGCCCACAGCTGGCCGCTGCCATCGCCATGTGCCGCGCCATGGGTGCCACCCTGCTGATCGCCAAGATCGACCGCCTCTCCCGTGATGCTGGCTTCTTGCTGACCCTGCGCAGTTCTGGCCTGGAGATCTTGGCCGCTGACATGCCACAGGTCTCCACCTTGGAGTTCGGCATGCGTGCCGTGTTCTCGCAGCATGAGCGAGAGCAGATTAGCATCCGCACCAAAGCCGCGTTGCAAGCCGCCAAGGCCCGTGGCACCAAGCTGGGCACCAAAGACCAGGCTGGCCTGTCTGCTGCTGGTAATCAGGCCATCGCTGCCAAGGCCGATGCCTATGCCCAGCGCGTTGCCGCCTTGGTCGCTGAGATCAAGGCCAAGACTGGTGCCAGCACCTTGCGCGACATCGCCGAGATCCTGTCTGCCCGCGGCATCAAGACCCCCCGCGGTGGTGCCGTCTGGCACGCCAGCCAAGTTTCCAACCTGCTCAAGCGAGCCTAACCCAGAGGAGATCACCATGTACGCCAAGCAAAACCAATACAACCAAGACGACACCGAGACCACAGCGGAAAAGGTGGTTGTCGCCCTGTTGTTTGTGGCCTGCATCAGCCTGGTCGTTTTGATCGGTGCGGTATGAAAAAAATCACGCCGCCGCCAGCCCCATACAAGAGAGCCAGCCAGACAGATGTCGCCGAGACGTGGCGCAGGTTTGGCTGGGTGCCACCCAGCGAAGTCAAACAACCACCGCCGAAAGGATCAAGCAAATGAGCAAAGGACGAGAGATCAAAGAGCGCCAGCTTGACATGTTCGAGCAGCGCGACCACCTGTTCTTGGAGCGCTGCCGGGCGTTGGCCGTGATGGTCTGCCAGCAGCGTGGCCAAGTCAGCATCAACGACATCAGGCAGATCATTGAAGTGCCGCCTGGCGTCCATCCATCTGTTCTGGGCGCGGTCTTCCGCACCAAGCAGTTCACCAAGGTTGGCCTCACCGAGGCCAGCCACCCGCAAGCACACGCCCGAGTAATTAGGGTTTACAAACTCAAGGAGAAATAAATGGCTGGTAAATTAACCGACGACCGTGAGATGAGCGCATCTCGACTTCCGGGCCTCATGGGCTTCAGCAAGTACAGCACCCCCAACGACGAACTGCAGTTCTCAATCAACGCCATCGACGGCAAGGAGCGCCCCGACATCGGAAACGAGGCGATGGGCTGGGGCAACACCCTGGAGCCTGTGATCCTGACTGAAGCTGCCAAGCGCCTCGGCATTGAGGAGTTCCACACAGAGATCGGCGAGCCATACAAGCACCAGGCGCTGGCGCTGCAGTGCAGCCTGGACGGCGTTGGCTTCGGTGTTGGCCAGCAGGTCTTCAACGACCCCGACAACGGAATCTTTGTGGTCGGCCAAGACAGCATCGTGCTGGACGGACCGGGCGTGCTGGAGGCCAAGCTCACCAAGACCATGCCCGAGGAGACACCGCACCTGGCGCGTGGCCCGATCCAGTTGCAGGGCCAGATGCTGGTCACTGGCCACAAGTGGGGCGCGGTCTGCGTGCTGTACCAAGGCATCGAGCTGCGCGTGTTTCTGTTCGCGCCGCACAGCCAGACTCAAGACGCCATCGCCAAGGCCGTCACCGAGTTCCAAGCCCGGCTTGACACCTACCAAAAGGACGGCGTGATCGACTGGTATCCCCCGGCCAGCAGCCGCGAGATGGATCGTATCTACCCTAGCGCCGTCAAGGATGAGGTCGAGATGCCGCCAAACGTGGCTAATTTGGCGAAAGCCATTCTTGAGAACAAGGCCGCGATCCGCGCAGCCGAGGCCAGCATTGACGAAGCCGAGCGCCTGATCAAGGAGCAGCTGGGCCAGTCCGAGCGCGGTCGTGCTGGTGAGTTTGTGATCAGCTGGCCGATGCGCAACTACAAGGCAGCGCCCGAGCGCTTGGTGCCCGCCAAGGAAGCCTACAGCGTGCGCCAGTCCACCCTGTCCATCAAGGAGGCCAAGCAGCCATGACCAGCCACGAAGTCGAAGCCGCATACGAGCAGGCCCTGGTCGCCGTCCTGAACGCCATCCCCGGCGTCAGCGAGGACGAAGCCGACCACATGGTCGATGCCATCACCACTTTGGTGATCACCACAATCAACGCCGAACTGCAGAAAGAACTCCACAATGAGCCAGCTGACCACCACTAATCGACAGGGCTTTGCCCCGGCCACCCTCGGCGAAGCCATGGAGTTCAGCAAGATGCTGGCCGACTCCACCATGGTGCCACGCGCATATCAGGGTAAACCCCAAGACATTCTTGTCTGCGTCCAATGGGGCCAAGAGATCGGCCTGGCACCGCTGCAAGCCCTGCAGAACATCGCTGTGATCAACGGCAAGCCATCGGTCTATGGTGACGCAGCCATGGCCCTGGTGCAGGCCAGCGCGGTCTGTGAGGACGTGCAAGAATACTTTGAGGGGGAGGGCACACCGAACCCCATCGCGGTTTGCGTGGCCAAGCGCCGTGGCCGCAAAGAAGTGGTCGCCAAGTTCAGCGTTGAGGACGCCAAGCGGGCAGGACTGTGGGGCAAGACAGGCCCGTGGCAGGCTTACCCCAAGCGCATGATGCAGATGCGTGCCCGAGGCTTCGCCTTGCGCGATGCCTTCCCTGACGTGTTGAAGGGCCTGATCACCGCCGAGGAGGCCCAAGACTACCCTGACGAGGCCAAGCCACGCCAGGCCAAGGACATCACCCCACGCAACCCGCTGGATTCCATCGCGCCGCCAGTCAGCCAGCTGATCAGCGATCCGGTCGCCATCTCCCAGGCCATGGAAGACACCGTGGACGTGCCCGAGCCGTTGACCGTGGAGCAGGTCGCCGCCGAGGTGGTGCAGCCAGAGACCGAGGTGGTTGAGATCCAAGAGGCTGTTGCTCAAGTGCAACACGTTGAAGATCAGATCACCGACAGCGTGACATCAGCAGCCGCGATTGGGTATGAGTTGCTGGTGCCCGGCAAGGCAGAGCCTGTCAGCGTCCACCAGAGCTTGGACGAGTGGCAAGATGCCTACGAGGACATGGCCGAGAAGGTGGCCAAGGCAGGCAAGCGCCCAGCCCGCGAGCGCATGACCATCTTGCGTGAGCTTAAAGAAGCCAACGAGCGCACCATTGAGCGAGTGGACATGGTCAAGCGCATCAGGCACGCCGCCAACTACACCAAGCGCATCAAGGCGCTGGGGGCTGCACAGGGTTAAGCGACAAGACCAGGCAGGTAGACGGTTTTGCCGCCCTGCTTGGTCGCTGTCATGACCTGCTTCTTGAGGTTGTTGGGGTCATACGACACATGCACCCAGCCACTGTCGGGGATGCCGGGGGTGTAGAACTCCAAGATCAACTGGGTGAACTCAAGGTTGTCCTTGACCCACTGGGCCAGTTCGGCGTTTGCCACGCCGGGGATTTCCAAGTCTGCGGCCATGCCTTTGCAGTGGTCACTGGTACGCGAGCCACCGACCTTGGCATTGACCTCGGGGTGGCGGAAGCCGGAGTTGACCTTCACGCCCTTGCCGAAGTGATCGCGCACAGGCTGCAGCACCTTGGCCGCAAGGTCCACCAGATTGGCGACCTCCACCGAACCGGGTTCATTGGGCATGTCGTAGCGCAGAGCGGTCTCGCTCTTGGTCAGCTCATGGAGGGAGAAGTTCTTGGTCAATTGGGTCATGTTTAAGCTCCTTCAGTGGGTTCGGGCTCTGGATTCTTTGGCTTGGCCGGGTCGGTGTTGATTGCCAACAGGGTGCCCAGCGAGCCAGTGATGAACGTGGCAATGGGGAACAGCAACTCAAAGAAGCGGGCATCGTTGGGTGCCATGCCACCCATAGGCTGGGTCACGAACACCAGCGAGTACAGCACCGTGCCCACGATGCCCATCAAGGTGATCGTCATGCCGACGCCGATGACAAACTTCAGCTTCTCGTCAAGGGTTGCTTCTTGCTTCATTTGGGTGGTCCTAGCAGGTCTTTGGTACAGGTGCCATCTGCCTCACAGGCAGGGGGCTCACATTTCGGGGTGCCGAAATTCTTTGGGTCTTGGCATGGGTAACGGAACTGATCGTCGCAGCCCGCCACCAAGAACAGCGCCAGTAGTGTGGTGAGTAGTTTCATACGTCCCTCGCAAACCAGATTGCTGCCCCGATGATGAGGCCCAAGCCGCCCAGCAGGACGATGATCAAGATGATCATAAACACGTCCTTGATGCGGTCAATGATGCGCTGGCGCTTGAGCACCTTCTCGCGTTCTTCGTCTTCTCGTTTGCGCTTGGCTTGGCTTTGGAACTTGAGCCAGTCGTCCCACATGCCAGCACGGCCCTGCCACTGCATCATGACCCGCAGCTCTTCCTCTTGCTTTTTCAATTGCTCGAGGGCCATGAACTCTTCAAGGTCTGAGCGGTTGCTGCCACCGCTCTTCTCGTTGGCACGCTTGGCCAGTGCTGACTTGTTGTCGAAATAGTCAAAGAGCGCCTGACCGGCGTTCATGATCTCACCACCGTTGTTGATGGTCTCGCGGATCACGGCGAACGCCGCGTTGCATGCCATCAATTCAACGATCATAGTCAGTCCATCTTGGTCAGGATTGAGACGAGCAGCACCAAGATCGTGCCCGTGGCTCCGATAAGAATTGTCTCCAGCCGCTTGACCCGGCCAAACAAATCTTTGAACTGGATGCGCACCTCGGTCTTGATGGCGACGACCTCCTTCTCCAGTTCGTCAATGCGTGCATGCGCTGTGTTAATAGTACGTTCCATTATTTCACCTGTGCTATTGCTTTCCAAGCTGTGAAGAGGTTTTCGGCGTCAGTGGCGTGTCCGTCAGCCTTTTCTGCCAGTTCTGAATATTCGCGAGTGCATTGTTCGAATACGACACTGAGGGTGTTGGTGTACTCAATGAGGGAGGTGTCGGTAGCTTGGGCGAATGTGCTACGACTGGCAACGAGGTCGTCGCGCAGCCTGTCACGCTCACTGCGAGCAGCAGTGGCATCAGCCTTGTTGCGCTGCGCAAGGGCAACGGCTTTTTGAACTGCGGCATCTTTTTCCTCCTGCATCTTGGCAGTTTGCTCTGCCGCCTGTTGGGTCGCCACTAACACCGCCTGAGTATGCTCAAGCACCATCTCGTCAATTTTAGCGTTGAGTCGCCAGCCGTTAGCCGTCCAGCCCGTGAGAAGCCCCACAGCCAGCGCACCTGCGGCGATGTAGGGCAGCGGTAGCATTACTTCGGAGAATAAATCAGCACGTCGTCTTCAGTGCCAACGATTGGGTCTTCACGGCCCTGCACCAAGTCAACAATCATGCCGTTGTCATCGAGCTTGCCAGCCAGCGCATTGTTGCTGGAGTTGATGGCAATCTCGGCATTTTTGCTGATGCTGTAGAACTGGGTGATGCTGGGCACAATGAGCGAGGCCCATGGCAGCAACGCCTCGGCGGTGGACTTAGGCGCGGCGATGGCCTGCTGGTTTGCCTTGGCACCGCTGGCTTTTTGCGCGAAGTACATGATGGCCATGCCCTTGGCTTGCGCGTCACCGCCCGAGGCCATCTGTGCGATGGCTGTGTCGGCACGCAGTTCTTGCTCGGCCTGGCGCTTCTCGCGCTCGGCGATGGCGGTGTAGTAGGCATCGTTGCTGGTGGCACAAGCGGTCAGCGTCAGGGCTGCGGCGAGGGTTGCGATTAGCTTCAT